ATCACCGACTATCCGAGCGTTGGCAGGGTAACGTTTAACATCACCGCGACCGCTGACGATGGTACGACATACACAAGCGCATATCAATCGATATCCTATTCCGGTTCGTCAAGCCCGTCCGTATCAAGGGCATACATCACAAGTTTCAGCGTTTCAAGTGTTTCGCGATATGGCGATGGTTACGAGGTCATGGCATCTGCTTATGTCAAGGTAGAGTATTCCGACAGTACGAGCGAAACATTTGGGCCGTACACGTTGCGCGACATCGCATAAGGAGGACAGCATGGAAGAAAAACTAACGCTCCCTCAGGTCATCGAATTGACCCGCGACCGTTTGGGCGACATCGATGTGCCTGTTAAGTACAAGCACATATCGGATGGCATCTATCAGGCAATCAATAATCTTAACGCTATCCTTGAAGCGTTGGCGCGGGATAAGAAAGAGGAAGAAACCCCGGAAACGGAGGAATAACGCATGGCAGTTTTTACGACTGTTTTGACGAGCGATTTAAAAAAGCCCTTGGAGGTCATCGCGCTTGACGGTGTGTTTTTCACATCTGACGCACAGGCCAACATAATCGCGGTTGATGTTCTCGATAACGGCAGTCCCGCCACCTTGAGCGGCACGGTCAAGGGTTATGTCATCCTGCCCGACCATTCGACCTTGCCGACCATTACGGGAACGCTTTCCGGGAATCGTGCATCCATCACGCTCCCGGCAAATGCCTATGTGCTTGAGGGGCAAATAAGTATCGTCATCAAACTGGAAACCGGGAGCGGGTCAAGCGCGGTCAAAACTGCCCTTGGGGCGTGTACCGGGTACGTTTGCCGCACAACCACAACCACATCATATGACCCCGGCGGCGTGACCCCGTCCGTAGAAGACTTGGAATACTGGATTGAGCAATGCCAAACCGCGTCAGGTGAGGCAAGCGATGCCGCTGACAAACTGGAGAACATGGACGCGACCGCGACAAGCCTTGCGGCAGACGCAAGCCCGACCGCATCCATCAGCACGGTATCCGGGCATTATCGGCTGAGTTTGGGAATCCCTGTCGGTGTGCCGCCTGATTTCTCGATTGGCACGGTTCAGAGCGGGCAAACTGCCGCCGTGACAATGACAGGCACGGCAACCGCCCCGGTTCTCAATTTTGTCCTGCCCAAGGGGGACACAGGCGCAACTGGTGCAACTGGCGAAACTGGCGCGACAGGTGCGACCCCGCAGTTTTCCATCGGCACGGTGCAAAAGGGCGATGCGGCGGCGGCAACCATCACAGGCACAGCGGCGCAACCCGTCCTTAATCTGACATTGCCCAAAGGCGACCCCGGCGCGGCAGGAACACCCGGTGCAACCGGGTCAACCCCGGCTTTGTCCGTTGGGACTGTCACGACTGGCAACCCCGGTACAAACGCAAGCGTGACCATCAGCGGCACGAACGAAGCACCCGTATTGAATTTTACCATTCCGCGAGGCGCACAGGGCGCACCCGGCCCGGTCGGGTCGGTCAACGGCATCAGCCCTGACAGCGAGGGCGATGTGGCCCTGACGGCATCGGACATTACTGCCGGGACGCTCCCGGCGGCGCAGATGACCGTAATGACCGGGGCAAGCGGTTCGGCCTCAGGCGTTAAAGGCGCAGTTCCCGCCCCGCTGATGGGTGAACAGGACAAGGTATTAACTGGCGCGGGCGTTTGGATGGCGGCGGGCAGTCTTTCGGACACAACCCCGACAAGCGGCAGTTCAAAGCCTGTGCAGAGCGGCGGCGTGTACACCGCCCTTGGAAACAGGTCGGGACTGACATGGGACAGCGACCCGACAAGCGGGAGCGTCAACCCTGTGACAAGCGGCGGCGTATATACGGCGTTGGCGGGCAAGGTGAGCAAAGCCGGGGATAGCATGACCGGGCAGTTAAATATTGACGATGGCAACATCCAAATACAAAAGGCCAATGATTATCCATCGCTCAGAATCATGGCCTACAACGCCAACAGTCACGACAATTTTCCGTCCGTCATGATTCAGCCGAACATCAGGAGTTCGAGCGGGACGCAGTTCAGTTTTTTCCAATCGCTTGACGGAAGTTCGTGGGAAAAATTTACCCTGCCGCTGACCACATCAGCAACGCAAACAGCGACAAGCGAAATCTTGACAACACGGACGTTCAACGCCCCGGAGGACTTTACCAATAATTCATCGGCAATAGAGTATTCTGTTGCCGGATACGCAAAGAAATGCACACGGCAGGGCCGTATCTGCACCATTGAATATATGTCAGATTCCGTGGCGGCGGCAAACTGGACGCAGGGCAAGTTGCTGTTTACCCTCAAAGCAGGATATCGTCCCACTATAACCTCTTACGTTGTAGCGGCTATAACCGCAACACCGTATCTTGCACTTGTGCAAGTTGGACAGGACGGCACGGTTCGGTTCTATAGTGCAAATGGGACATTATCTGGCAATCCTCGTTTGTATCTCAATTTTAGTTATTCCATAGCATAAGGAGGCAAAAATATGTACGTTGTTATCGAACTCCAAACCGAAGCGACCGTTAGTGTTATTCCGTTTGCGTTTGATAATCGGCTTGACGCTGAAGCCAAATATCATGACCTTTTAAGTGTTGCCGCAAAGAGCGCACTACCGAAGCACGGCGTTGTTATGTTGACAGGTGACGGTCTTTATCTCAAATCCGAGTGCTATGAACATCCCGTGACTGAATAAAGGAGGCTGTTATGGCCCAATTTGAAACGTGGCTGAAATCAGACTTGCAACAGCCCGTCAAGGTCATTCCGATTTGCGGCAACGTATTCACACAGGACAACATGGCAAACCGGGTCGGCGTTGAGGTATATGATGGCGGTGAGGCCGTCACGCTTTCGGGAACGGTGCAGGGGTGCATTATCCGAGCAGATGACGCGACCGTCATTCAAACTGGCAGTCTGAGCGGTAACAAAGCGTGGGTCGATTTGCCTGAGTCTGCATACGCTATTCCGGGGCAAATCCAAATCGCAATCAGGCTTGTTTCCGGGGACGCGAAAACCGTGTTGGGTGCTTGCACCAGTTTTGTATCCCGGTCAGTCACCGGGAGCATTGTCGACCCCGGTCATGTGATTCCGAGCATTGACGAGTTGCTTGCGCTGATTGACGACATGGAAGACGCGATTGCCGCGTCCGAGAACGTGAACATCTCGCAAAGCAAATCGGGCAATACCGTGACAATCGTCACCACCAACCGCAACGGCGTGGCCACAACGACACAACTGCATGACGGTGCTGACGGGCATGATGGTACGAATGGCACAAACGGAAATGACGGGGCTGACGGCGATGATGGTGCGACATTCACCCCGGCTGTATCATCTGCGGGCGTGATAAGTTGGACGAACGACAAGGGCCGCACCAATCCTCAGGCCGTTGATATTACGGCGGCGGTCATCGCGGCCCTGCCGTCTGCCGTGGGGGTGAATTTCTAATGGCGAACTATGTCACGAGTGATTCAAGTCTGACCACCATCGCGAACGCTATCCGCACCAAGGGCGGCACATCGGCGCAGTTGGCTTTCCCTGATGGGTTTGCCGCCGCCATTGCCGCCATTCCGAGCGGGGTCGCATCATGGACAAAGGTCGGAGGAACAACCGAGTTTACAACCTCGCAGACATCGACAACAGGGACAACCGCGACCACCATCCAATGCGGGACGGGCATCGTAGACAAGGCAAAAATCATTTACGTTCGCGTAAGGGACAAGGCAGGGCCGAGGGCCGGGTATTTTGTCGGGTCGGATGCCTTTTTTATTAATACAAACAAGGCCAACGCCTCAACATCAAACTTTGCGACCCCGGCGGTTGTCGCGCATCGTTACACAACCTCATCGACATGGGCTATATATGCAGGGCAGTACGGCGTTTATGGCTATTCTATTTCAAATGCCGGGGAGTTGGTTATCCGCAAGCGATACAGTTCGAATTATTCCCTGACCGTCAACGGCACATATCGGGCTGATGTGTGGATTCTGACATATCCTGCAAGCTACCCGGATGTTTTCGACTCATGAGGTGAGCGCATGATTTGGATATTCGTTGCGTTTATGTGCGGCGTTTTGTTCGGGATGTTCCTGATTGTCCTGCTGTTGGGCAGTCGGATAGACTGAGGAGGCAAAAATGACAGCATCAGAGTTTGTCGGATGGGTCGATAAAAACGCATCGCGTGTCCGGGAATATTCCAATGGCGGGGACGGGTCGAACGGCAAATGCGACTGTATTGGCCTCATTATCGGCGCATGGCGGCTGTCAGGGAATAAATGGCCTTGGGTGCATGGGAGCAATTACTGCGCCCGATACCTGACTGACAACCTTGCGGAAGGGCAAGCGTTGCACCTTGGTGATTTGGTTTACAAAGCCCGCCCGCCCGGAGCGGCGGGGTATGATTTGCCTGACCGATATGCCGACCATCCTGATATGCTCGACTATTATCACGTTGGTGTTGTAACGCAGGAAAGCCCGTTGCAGATTACCCATTGTACGAGCGTTCCCGGCGGCATCAAGCGCGACACGAGCAGGGGCGCATGGAAATATTCCGGGCAGTTTTCGAAAATCAGCAGAGAGGGGGAGATGCCCTTGGACATCATGACGGTGTGGTCACCCAACGGCAAGCCTGTCAACTTGCGGAACTCGTTCAGCAGGGCGGCGGCTGTTGTGGCGCAAATGAAGGTCGGCAGTCAGGTCGAGGTCTTGGGGTATCCTGCTGACGGATGGGCGAAAGTGAAATACGGCGAGAAAACGGGCTATTGCATGACTGAGTTCTTGCAAAAACCGGGAGAAACAGCCGAGGCCGAAACAGCGTTGACCGAGGCAATGGAATTGATACAAAAAGCAATCACGCTGTTGAGGAGAGGATGACATGGAGAATATACCGCCCATCGAGGGCATAACGCCCTCGTATTTATGGATTTTTCTATATGTCGCTGTCGGCATTTGCGCTCTGATTATCCTGATAGACAAGGTCGCAGATGTGTTTCGGCGGCGCAAACAACGGAAAGAACTGGATAAACCCGAATTGGCTGAGGAGATAGCCGGGAAGGTTATGGAAAAACTCAGGCCCGATTTTGATGAAATTGACCGCAAACTGAAGAGCGACCACACACGCCTTGACGGGCATGACCGGGACATAAAAACGCTATATGACCGCACCGACCAAGACCGGGAAGGGATACGGGCGTTGGTTGTCGGCGTATTGGCCCTGCTCAATCATGCGTTGCATAACGGCAATACCGCCGAACTGGATGACGCACAAAAAGCGTTGAACAAATACCTGATAAATAAGTGAGGTGGATATCATGACGAAAACGGATTGGGTCAGAAAGCTGACAAGCCGCAAGTTTTGGGTTGCCGTGACCGAGTTTGTCACTATGCTGATTATCGCGCTGAACGGCACACAGGAACAGGCCACCAAGTTGACCGCGCTTATCATGGCGGGTGCGTCTGTCCTCGCCTACATCATCGGCGAGGGGTTGGCAGATGCCGCAGGAGCGAAAGCACCCGTATACATCGCCGAGGAAGAAGAAAACAAATAAACAGACAGCCGCCCTTCGGGGCGGCTTTTTGCATATCATCCTGCATATGATAGCAATAAAAAATCCCGGCTATTTGCCGGGAAAACTGGCGCGCCCCGCGGGATTCGAACCCACGACCTTTTGATTCGTAGTCAAACACTCTATCCCATCCGAAACCGTTGCGGCACAAGGGTTTTCAAGGTTTGGCGGCTTATCCTGCATATCAAACTGCATATGATAGGCCGCAAATAACAGCTTTTTCGCGGCGTTTTCCCGCTCCGCGCCGGGATGGTCATATATCCTCAAAATCATCCGTTCGTCCGAGTGACCCAACCAACGGAGCGCAAGCGACATATCGACCCCGGCTGTCATGAGCGCGGTGGCGTATGTGTGCCTGAGGTCATGCGGTCGGAAGTGTATCGGATGCCCCGCCGCCCTTGACAGGGCGTGGAGGTAAGATTCCCAACCGCGAGTGAACGCCTGTTCTGTGAGCAGTTTCCCGGTCAGCAGTCCGTCAGGGTGCGGCAGGAATGGCGGGTATGGGACGCGGCGCACCCCGGCGCGGGTTTTAGTGGTCGATATGACGGGAGCGTTGCCCCGGAATGTGACTGCCTTGTTGACGGTGATTTCGTCTGCAATGTCATCGCTTGAGATAGCCAAAGCCTCGCCCCGGCGCAGACCGCAGAACAGCATGACAAGGGCGAGGAGTTGAAAGCGGTGCGGCACGGTCATGATGAGGTGCTGTTCCTCAGAGGTCAGGACACGGTGTGTCCCGGTAGTTCCTCGCGGCGGCTTGATGGACTGAGCGCGGGCCGGGTTGCGGATGATATAGCCCGCATCAACCGCCGAGTCGAAGATGGACACGAGCAGGAGTTTCACTTTATGGATGTACGATGCCGACCTCCCCACAAGGGTGGCATATAAAGAGGAAATGCTGTCGCTTGTGATTGACTGGAGCGGGAGCGGGAGCAGGGGCGCGATGGCGTTAGACACGATGGACTGATAGCCTGACAATGTGTTGGGCTTGACCGTGCGGGTTGACAGCCAAAAATCAGCATATTCTTTCAAGGTCTGCGTTTCATGGCGCAGACCTTTTTTTTCGTTTCGGATGTACTCGTCACGCTTATGTAAGGCATCGGCCTCTGTGCGGCCCATGAACTGCCGCCCGTGGTATACACAACAGAACCGCCCATCTGCGCGGCGTTTGAGGTGCTGACGCTTAAGCTTGGGCATATAAAAAACCGTCCGTCAGATTGTCCGGGGAATGTTCGCAAATTATTGTATATCGGTTGACCGAACAGCCGTTCTCCTGTACGATTGTTGCAGGAGGTGGCACGAATGACACGACAAGAGGCGCAGAAAATCATCGATGGGTTGACAGAAGAGCAGAAGGTCAGGTTGTTCCTGATGCTTTCATCCCTGCAACAAAATCCTTTACCCGCTGAAGCTGTGCAGGAGAAAGGGACAGAAGGAGAGCGATAAGCGATTCATCAAGGGATGGTTTCGGCGGTTCTTCCCTGCCCAATAATTCATCGGCTGTTGTTCCTAAAAGGTCGGCAAGGGCGGCAATCTGCTGTGCGTTGGGGGAAGTGATGCCGAGTTCCCATTGGCTGACCGCACCTTGTGTGATGTGCAGTTTGCGGGCAACCTGTTCCTGAGAATAGCCCTGTTCCCGGCGGTATGCCTTTATGCGTTCATTGAGTTCCATATTAATTTTCACCTCTTTACTAATATTTTAAAGGAAGAGGCAATTTTTTTCAATATTTTTATTAGAAATCTATTGACAATCTATTGTATATCCCTTATAATAATAGCGGATTAATAATTAAGCTATTAAGGAGGATGAAATCATGAAGATTGAAACCCTGACCGAGCGCATTGCAAACGCCGAAAGCAAAATCGCAAAGAAGACCGCCACCATTGCAAAGAAAACAGCTTGGATATCCAACAAGGAAAAGGCAATGGAAAAGATGACAGACGAAAACGACAAGATGTGGGCCGGGTTCGATATCAAGCATTGGAAGGAAGACATCGAGCGCAACGGCAAGGAAATCGAGGAACTCAGGAAAAGCCTTGAAACCTACAAGAAGCAGTTGGATGGTGAGATGAAACGGGAGGCCGAAATCAGCGAACTGCCTGAGAACCTCAAGAGGATGCAGAGCGAACTGGTTAAAAAGTGGGACGATTACGACACCAAACGCCGCGACCATTTAAAGGAAGAATATTTGCGGCTTGGTTGGGAAAAGTTCCGCAGACGGTACGGGGCGAGTGCTTACGATGAAAAAGATTGGAGCGATGAGAAAATTCACGACAACAACGTGCATGACGCGAAAACGATGGTGCTGAACCTGATTTACAGGGTGCGCGACAAGGTGGGAGAAATAACCGACTGGCGCAACGTAAGATGCACGGCAGGGACTTGGGGATGCCCGGTATTGAACGGATGGATTGAAGGAACACAGGGGCGTTGCATGGTCGAGAGCATCGGAGCGGGCGGGTACAATATACAGCGGTATCACATCCGGGTACTGGTTAAAGAGTACATCTGATAGGATAAGCCGAGGCCGGGGGCGGCTAATCCCCCGGCAGAAAGGAAGGAACAAACATGAAAATCATCGTGAACGCAAAGAACGCCGACCGCATCAACGAGGAAATAAAGAAGGTCGAAGGACGGGCAAAGGTCAGGACGGTCACATATGACGAAATCGTCAAGGGCATCGAAGAGGTTGAGGAGCGGTTGCACATCGCCAAGGCCGATTTGGAAGGGGTCAAAGTCTACATGGACTGGAACGCACAGAATTTTCCCCATGCGTACAAGTACAACCCGGAATCTACTCAGGTTTACCTAATCCGCACGAAAAGCGGGTGGGCAATGTACGGTGCTGACCGTTCATATTGCCGCCGTAGTTCGGGCAAATACGAAGTTGTGTTGACGGAACAGGCGCAGAAAGCAATCATTAAGGCTTGCAGTCTGTTCGGCGGTTGTTGAGAGAATAGAAAGGAATGACAGATATGAAGTATACGATGATTGTTTGGCACGATGCTAAAAATGACCCGCCGAAGAAAGACGGATATTATCTGACTTTAACAAGGAGCGGGTGTGTTGACAGCATGATGTTCTACGGCGGCAAATGGAACGCATACTATGATATTGATGGAAACCTCAGATGCGAAAATGAAATAAAAGGCATCAGGTATTGGAGCAAAGAACTGACCAAAGACGATTTAAAGGAGTTGGTGCTATGAGGTTCGAAGTCGGCAAGGTGTACGAAGCGTATAACTGCGAAATATCCCCGGTCAGGATTATGCGCAGGGCAGAAAAAACGGTTTGGGTTAATAACGGATTTGCTACATGGGGTATGCGGATTGACCATGATGGAAAAGGGAACGAAGTTGCAGTCGATAAGTCAGTCCCCCGGAAATGGCGGTTTGCGTTCACTTACAGTTCAGCATTAGAAAGGAAGACGGTATGAGGTACGCACGGCACAGGCGCAGGACTTGGGCAGAGCGCAACGAAGAACTGGTTATCGCGTTAATAGTGGTTATAATAGGATTGCTAATGGGTAGCGTCAGTTATAGGTTTATTTTATAATCAAAACCAATAGGTGGCTATTGTACACCATTAGCAAAACGGTTATAATAATAGTGAGGCTTATATAAGAGAGGGGGCAAAAGATGCTGAATATCAGGAATCTGCGGATGCGGCTTGGAATGACTCAGGAGGATTTTGCAAAAGCCGTAAACGTATCACAGGGCGCAGTCAGCCAATGGGAAATCGGGCTGACGAGGCCGGGACTGCGGGCAATGGTCAGGATTGCCCATCTGATGGGGGTGACGGTCGAAGAACTGCTGAATGAATGTGCGTAAAAAAAGTCCCCCGGCGGCAACCGGGGGCGAAGGGGAAACAAAAACCTTCATTCGTATTGTATCACCTACAACAACATAATTCAAGGGGGAACAAAATGTCAGACAAAGCAATTAAGCTTGACAGCTTGGATTTCAAAATCTATCAGGCAATCATCGCCGCGCATGACCTCAAAGAACACGCCATCGCCCGCAAGCTTTTCGAAGTGCTTGACGAGGTAAGGAAGTTAAAGGAGGGCGCATGATGGATGCTTACGAACGCGAGGAAGAACTGCTTGAACGGGCGCGGGGCATCCGCGTCAGCATCGAAGAGGCCGAGGCCGAAGGAATCGACACCGAAAACCTTGAGGACGAACTGGCAGAGGTCGAGGAGCAGTTGGAACGCTTACAGCCCGACCTGATGATGGAAAACGCGAAGCAGGAGGCCGAGGATGTTGCCGCATGGTACTATGACCGCTTGTAACGGCGGGTCACGGCCTTGGAAAAAGATTTGGGACAGGGTTGACCTTGATGAATACAACCTGATTAAGGAGGAAACAGAAAATGGCATTCAATGCGAACGAACATATGATGACCCTCAAGGGCAAACAATACCTTCAAGTGATGTGGCGGCTTGTGTGGTTTCGCGAGGAGCATCCCGATTGGAGCATAGACGCAAGCGTCATTGAGGCAGATGGGGAACACGCCGTATTCAAAGCCGTGATTTGCGATGAAAACGGCATTCAGAAGAGTGCAGGACATGGGAGCGAAAGCAAGCGCGATTTCGGTGATTTCCTTGAAAAGGCCGAAACTAAAGCGGTCGGCAGGGCGTTGGCAATGTTGGGTTACGGAACGCAGTTTGCCCCGGAACTGGACGAGGGTGAGCGGATTGTTGACAGCCCGGTTAAACGCGAACCGAGAAAGGAAGAACCGAAAATCCTGTGCGAGGAGTGCGGCAAGCCCGTGTACCCGATGACGAAAGGCGATGGCAAGATTTTGAGCGTGGAAGAGGTTGCCGAAGGGACGCGGAAAGCATACGGCAAATGCCTGTGTTCAGCTTGCGCCTATCTTGCCAAGAGTAAAAAGGCATGAGCGAGATTGTGACGAGCGGTATCGCTTACGAAACGGCGAAGGGCGTGGTGGTACGAACCACCCGCCCCGCCATCGATAACCTGAGTGATGAGGTTCGTGTGATTTGGGCCGACAGCAGGATGCGGAGCGCGGAGCAGATTCGAAAAGCGTGGGCGTTGATGGGCGAAATTGCGGCCTATCAGGGGGAGGACAAAGACGATGTTTACCGGGAACAATCGACAGAGTTCAGCTTGCGAAACCTCGAAACCCTTCAAGGCCGTATGTTCCACTTATCAGGCGCGACAGTCAGCGAGGCGCGGGCGTTCATCAACCTTCTGATAGAAATCATTATCGAGTACGGCATACCGACAAAAGAACCGTTATACGGCCTTTGCGATGATTTGGAGCGATACACATACGCTTGCCTGATGAACAAAAAATGCGCCGTGTGCGGCAAAAAAGCCGATATTCACCATTGCGAAGGTAGCACGGTTGGAATGGGACGCGATAGACGAAAGATGATTCACGAAGGGTTGAAATTGCTCCCATTGTGCAGAGAACACCACACAGAATGCCACACAATTGGTGAAACGGCATTTACTGAAAAATACCACATTGAAGGGATTATCGCAGATAAAACAATTTGCAAAGGGGTTGGTTTGAAATATGCAGACTGAATGGAGAACACCGAAAAGCATTCCGTTTTTCCTTGTTTCTGCTGATGGCGATGTGGTCATTAAAGACACTATGAAAAAAGCACGAATCGCTGACAACGGAAACGGATATAAGCAAGTTCAGATTATGCGCGGATGTAAACGGTATACCCGATATGTTCACAGGCTTGTTGCTGAATGCTTTATCGATAATCCTGACGGTTTGCCCGAAATAAACCACAAGGACGGGAATAAGCTGAATAACAGCGCGGACAATCTTGAATGGTGCAATCATAGCGACAACCTTAAACACGCATACAGAACAGGACTAAAGCCAAACACTACGCCAAAACAGCAGGAAGCCGCACGGAAAAGCATAGTCAAAGCGAAAGAAGTTGCGATGATTGCATGGCGCGAGTGGGCAAAGACCGAAGAAGCGCGAGAAGTATGGATGAAAAACCTTTCTAAAAGATGCGATAAAAAGGGGGCATGACTTATCAATCGCGTGATTATTATCGGCAACCTCACGAAAGACCCGGACAGCAGAAGCACGAAAGACGGAACGCCCGTGTGCAGTTTCACGGTGGCAGTCAACAGGCGCAAGGAAGGGACGGACTTTTTCCGAGTAACAGCATGGCGCGGCCTCGCTGAAATCTGCGGGCGGTATCTTGCCAAGGGCCGCAAGGTCGGCGTGACCGGGAGCGTATCGGTCAGCACCTACACCGGGCAGGATGGACAGACGCGGGCAAGCCTTGATGTGACCGCAGACGATGTGGAGTTCCTGAGTCCTAAGGGCGAAGGGGAAACGGTCGGGGAACTTGATAAGGAAAGCGGCTTTGTTGAAGTGAAAGACGAGAAACTGCCGTGGGAGTAAGAAGGTGAGCAAATGGCAGAACGCAGGATGTTTGCGAAAACCATTATTGATTCGGATGCTTTTCTTGATATGCCGCTTTCAACTCAGGCCCTTTATTTCCACCTTTCGATGCGGGCCGATGATGATGGTTTCATCAATAACCCGCGCAAGATTCAGCGGATGGTCGGTTGTGCTGACGATGATTTGCGGGTGCTGATTGCCAAGAATTTCATTATTCCGTTCGATTCCGGGATTGTTGTCATTAAGCATTGGCGAATTCACAACTACCTGAGGAGCGACCGCTATAAGCCGACAGTTTATGCCGATGAAAAGGCGATGCTGACCGTCAAGGAAAACAACGCATATACGCTGACTGGTATACCAAGCGGTATACCAAACGGTATACCAAATGGATACCAATGTGAAACCCAGTATAGGTTAGGAGAGGATAGGTTAGGGAAGGATAGTACAGGAGAGGAGAAACGCAAGCGTTTCACCCCGCCCACGGTCGAGGAGGTTACTGCATACTGCAAGGAACGCAACAACAAAATCGACCCTCAACACTTTGTTGATTACTATGCGGCCCGTGGGTGGGAACTCAAACCGGGGCAGAAGGTCAAGGACTGGAAAGCTTGCGTCAGGACTTGGGAACAGCGTGAAAGCAAGGTTGTTCCGATGAAACAGGTCACGGGACAGCAGTATCAACAGCGAGAACACACAAGGGACGAATGGAACGCCCTTGATGATATGAGTTTGTAAAAGGAAGGGGAAACAAAAATGGGATTTAGAAACATAACGCAAGAAGAACGGCAAAAAATCGAAACGCTTATCAGTTATGGAATCAAGACGAATGAAATCGCCAAGCTGACTGGCAGGAGCGAACAGACCATCAGGAGATTTAAAAGCGGCACTTATGACGAATATGTCAGGAATATGCGCGAGTGGCACAGGCAGAAGCGCGAACAACCGCAGGAAACCGCGATTGAAAAGCCTGAGATTTCCCTGCGGGCCGATGACCTGAGTTATACGAACACCATGCTCAACGCCCTGCTGATGAAGCTGACCATGCTGTGCGAGGCGTTGGGGGTCGAGGACAAAACTGACTATGGAACATGAGTTCACGATTCCCGGCGAACCCATTGGGAAGGGCAGACCGAGGTTCACAAGGGGCGGGGCAACATACACCCCGCCCCGGACGCGGGACTATGAAAGCAGGGTACAGGCGTGTTTCGACACCGAGGCATATCTGCACAGGTGGCAGATGTTCCCGAAGGGCGCAGGGCTTACGGTCGAAATCACGGCGGTATTCGAACCGCCCAAGGCGGCAAGCAAGGCCAAGCGGGCGCAGATGCTCCGGGGCGAAATCAGGCCGTGCAAGCGACCCGATGCGGACAATATTGCCAAGGCAATATGTGACGCTTTGAACGGTCACAGCTACCCGGACGATGCCCAAATCATCGCCCTGACGGTTAAAAAGATATACGGGACAGAAAGCGAGGTCAGGGTGAGGGTTTCCGATGAGCGTGTGGTATAACGAACGGCTTGCGCGGCAGTTGATTGTTTTCAACGGCATTTCATGCGGGACAGCAACACCGACCGATATTGATGGATTCATGGAAAAGGGCGGCGAAAAGTTCCTGTTCTATGAGTTAAAAACAGGTGAAACGCCCGTGCCGTTCGGGCAAAGGCTTGCCCTTGAACACGTTGCGGACGCTTGCAGGATGGCAGGGAAAAAGGCGGCGGTGCTTGTGTGCAGACATGAAAACCATGACGGGTCAGATGTAATTGCAAAAGATGCTGTTGTGGACGAGGTTTATTTCGACCGCAAATGGTACAAGTACGAAAAGCGTCCGACCGTCAAGGCCGTGACAGAGAGTTTCATGGGGGTGAGCGCATGAGGCCACCGTGTCAGAACTGCACGGAAAGGGCAGTCGGTTGCCGCCGGGAATGCAAGCCTTGGCAGGAGTATCAAAAGCAACAGGCCGATATACGGCATAAAAAGGAATTGGAATGGATGGGCAAGGTTGACGGGTCGGATTGGGGGACGAAAAAGCGCAGGGCGCGGATATCGGCCCGGAAAGCGCGGCAGAGAAATGGGAAGGGGAGCGTTTGAATGTACGATTTACAGTTTTTGATTTCGTTGCTGATGTTTATGGTAGCGGGCTTTGTGGGTTTTATGTTGCGGCTTGCTTTGGAATCATGGCGCGATTTTTGCATCACAAAGGCCCTGCACGAGGCAGGACTGGAGCAAACGCAAACAGCGCGGCGATACAGGCGGGCAGAGCGGCACAAGAAGCGCATACCGAGGGAAGTGTTAGCCAAGTTTCAAGAGGCGTTGAAGCGGAAGAAAAAGGCCGTCATGGTGTGCGAATCAGGCAGGTGGAGGAACGCGGCATGAGGATGTTGCACGGCGTGACATTTACACAGGCACAAGCTGATGGGCGTATAGAGCATGACCCGGAGAACATGAGCGACAGGCACGTTTACTTGGGGATGTGCGGGCCGAGGACGGTGGCATTTTGCGAACGGTGCGGGAGCAATTGCGGGTATTACAAACAGGTCAAAAGTCGGGGAATCGACCTTGATGCAATGCACGAAAAGGAGAGGCAGAGGGAAGACAGGCGGTTGCTCCGTGACAGAAGAAAACACATCTGGGAAGGGAAAGGTTGAAAAATGGAACTGACAATCCGTGACTATGCAAAAGCGGCACGAAGGACAATGAATCCGAAATTGACATGGGAACAGGCCCGGAATCATGCGCTGTTTGGAATCGGGAGCGAGTGCGGCGAAATCCTTGGGCTGTATCAAAAGACCTATCAAGGCCACGAACTGCGGAAAGAATCTGTTATGGACGAACTGGGCGATTTGATGTGGTTTGCAATGGAACTCTGCTACGCGGAAAAAATAGACCCGCAGGATGTCCTTGAACACAATGTCGACAAACTGGTCAAAAGGTATCCTGACGGTTTCGCGATTGAAAGGAGCGTACACAGGGATGTTTGACAGAGAAGAATGCGGCGGTTGCATTTATTGGGACGGCGATGACGGACGATGCCGCAACGAACAAAGTCAGTATTTTATGGATGAGACAGATGACGGATGCGAAATGAAAGAGAGGACAAAAGATGCCTGACAGGGAGAAGGTTATCAAAGGGTTGCAGACAATCATTGATGACGATTGGATGTGTAAACACGCAGATTATTATGCAAGCATTATTTCGGATGCTCTTGCCCTGCTGAAAGAGCAGGAAGCGGTTAAGCCAATCTTTGATGAGGTGGATGTCTGTGGGCGTTGCGGAAATTGCGGTCACGCTCTGACACAACAGAAAAAGATCGGTGACAATGTGCTGATTGATGAAAGATACGACTACTGCCCATCATGCGGAAGGGCGGTGAAGTGGGAATGATAGTTTTTGAATTAACAATGCCACATTGTGGTTCGTGGAATGGAAAATGGACGCAAGCAGATAGGTTGCATATTCGGACGAAAGACGAAAGAAAAGTACCAAAGGAATGTTGGGGAAAGGACTATTTCTATAGTTGGGATGATGGCTGGACAGCTTGCGTTTCAGTAAATCGAATGAGTGCGAACGAAGCGAGAAAGCTTGAAAGAAAAACGGACGGTTTTTGCGGATACGATTGGATGATTAGAAGCATTTGCAAAAAAGGTTTTATCGAACCGGAACAGAGGTGAAGTGGGATGCCTGACGAGCGCACTATTACGCAGAGGTGCGACACCTGCACACACCACAAACCCTCATCGTGGTATGGCGAGGGATGGTGCGAGAATCAGCAATCGCCCTACTACGATTATTACACATTCAACACAGCTTATTGCAAAGAATGGGAAGGAGAAGACGAACATGAAACTGATTGAATTGCAGAAGGTGCTTGGTGACAGAATCAACATTTCGCTGAACAAGGAACTTACGCCAGAACAGCGACAGGAAGAAAACGAGCAGAGTTTCCCGATTATGGGGCTTGCGAAGCAGATGATAAACAACGGAGATTTGATTCTGCGTACTGAAAAGCTGATGGCTCAGTGCAAAACGCTTACGGAATCGGTTGCCTATCAGCTTATCAAATGAGATTGAGAACATTCACGGACGAGGAGATAGCGTTTGTCCGTGACAATGCACAAAGGCTGACCACCCGGAAACTGGCTGAAGCGTTTACTGAACGCTTCGGTCAGCCTACGGGACAGACGATGATAAGACGGCTGATGGCGCGAAACGGCATCAATACGATGCACGAAAAGCGCAATCTGCCATTGCCTGTCGGAACTGAACGGTGGAGCGATTACTACAAGTGCATGATGGTCAAGGTCAGGAACATGAATGTGTCGGGAATCAAGGACAAAAAGCAACGCGATAGACTTAGAAACAGCCAATGGATGCTGAAGCAGAATGCCATTTGGGAATCAGCACATGGAAAGCAGTTGCCGAAGAGCAAAGTAGTTGTGTTTCTTGACGGAGATAGGACGAATTACAATCCAGAAAACCTTTATGCTTCTGACCTTAATGTGGTCGGAACGATTGAAAAAATGCAGATGCACAGCGAGGACGCTGATATTTACAAAACAGCTTTGATGTGGGGCGAATTGTTTTATGAAATGAAGAAAGTGAAAAGATAGGAGCTGTGAATGGAAATTTTAATAAATAACGAGAAACTGAAACCGTGTCCGTTCTGCGGCGGGTATGTGCATCAAGACAAAACAGTAAGCTATTTCCGTGACTATGTGATTTACTGCGAAGGATGCGATATGTATTTCGCACTCGATTCATTCAACGCCGAAGGGAGCGACCTTATTGAAAAGTTTAACAAACGTGCCGGTAATGGCGACCATCCCGTGAGATGACGGTTCAAGCCCGTGACCCGGCTTGCGGGGGCTTATATGTTTCACCCCGCGTTGACGCTCCTCCTTGCGTCCGTTCGGTGGGGTAGCGACAAACCACCCGGCAGGGTAAAAACTTTGAGCTCAACACCTCACCCTGCCGACATGCGGATAACAGCAAAGCCTGTGCAACTCAGGCAATCCGCAAAGCCTTTCAAAGTTGTTTCCGATAGTGAAACGACCTTCGCCGTGGCGAAGTAAAACAGCCACGGGATGTCTGCTGATGTCGAAGGCTTGAGTACCACTCAGGGTAGTAAGTAGGCATAGTGGACACGGCAGGGATGTGTCTTTATTGAGCTCAACACCTCACCCTGCCGATATGCGGTCTGACGGCGCATGAACCGAAAGACCGCACAAAATCAGCGTTGTGGGCGCATGATTTTTGACTGCATGACGGCGGGAAAGACCGCAAACAGATGACACAACCCTGCCGTTCGGGACTGCTCCGGGCATGGTAAAGATGTACGGATTACAGGCGGGCGGCAGGGCAGGAGGGGAAATAATGAAGTGCAGGAAGTGCATATACCTGATGGGACTAAGGTGCGTTATACGCGGCAAAACGGTCAAGAGCGGTCAAGGGCCAAAGTGCAAGTATTATACGGAAAGCGAACTGGACAGGGCAATCGCCCGGAAAGGTGACAAATGTACAGGATTTACCGGGAAAAAGACGGAGAAATCGTGATGATTGCGCGGTGCAAGGAAATAACGGACGCAATTTATACGCTTGAAGAGGCTTGCGAGGACTGGAGCAAAGAATGGTCATTGCATATGGAGAGGGAAACAGATGAAAATCACGATTGAAATACCCGAAGGGACGGAACTGCTTGTCATCAACGCACTTGTGCCTGACGGCGATGATTTGAAGCTGACAAGCACCATCCTGCGCGGCATCGAAGACGGTGACGAAATCACTTTTTGCCCGGACGAGGTGGTGCAATGAGCAACAACAACCCGGCAAAATCCTATTTGCGGCGGTACAGGGCGGCATTGAAACGGGCCGAGTCCCTGCAACGTGCAATTGACGAGGCGCACAGCAGGGCAATGTCAATCACGATGGAGTTAAAGCCCGACAAGGTGCAGGGGAGCGGGGCGCACGACATGATGGAGAACGCAGTTATACAGGCGGCAGAGGCATCGGAGGCCCTTTTCGAGGAAATGGCAAGGGCCAAGGCTGTCCTGACCGAGATATTGGCGGCAATCGGCGCGGTGCAGGACGAAACGCAAAAGGCCGTGCTGACGCTCAGATATGTCGAGGGATTGGATTGGATAAGCGTTTCGGAGCGCATAGGGTACGAAGAACGGCAGACATTTGTCTATCATGGGCGGGCGTTGATGGCTGTGCGAAAATGGATGGAAAAGTCCGCAGGATAATGCAGTTGTCAATAGTGTAATATGTTAACATCAAAAAGAGCGCGAACGGGACGCTCTTTTTTTGTGGGTGCAACGGGCGTTCCCTTCCTCGCCCGGAGCGGGGCGCATCCCATCGTAAACAGCAGAGGCGGGAGCAGGGGTGCAATTGTTAGGAAGGGCAAAAGGGGAGTTGATTACGATTGGCGAAAACGGGGTAAACTGGAACGCCATACGAGCGGAATATATCGGCGGCGGCATTAGTTACAGGATTTTAGCAGATAAATACGGAGTTAGCAAGGACGCAATAGCGCGAAAAGCAAAGGCGGGCAATTGGGAAAAACTCCGTGCGACAGCCCGCGACAAAAGCGCGACAATGAGCATACAAAAGGCCGCAAACATTGCCGCAGACAATGCCACGATTGCCGCGAACATAAAACGCAAGGGTTTGCTGATTCTTGAACGCCTTTTTGACGCTTACGACATAGACGGAACGGAACACAGGGAAACGGACAGCGGCAAAACGGACATCAAGCGCATTCGCGACCTGACTGCCGCATTCAAAGACCTCGCAGGGGACATTACGCCCGACACGGCAAGCGACAGCGTTCTGCTTCGGTCGCTGATGGAAATGGAGCGGCGGCATGATTGAGTGGAGCGAGAAACAGGAAAGCCTCATCATGTCGCCATTTGACCATACGCTTGACTGGCTCGAAGGAACGCCGAGAAGCGGGAAGACAACGGCGGGCGTGATGCGCTTTGCACGGCATTTGATAGCAAGCCGCGATACGATTCACCTTGTTGTCGCGTATTCGGCTGAACAGGCGTTTAGGCTTATCATGGACGGTGACGGGTTTGGCCTGTTGCATATATTCAAGGGCCATTGCAGGACAAGCCACGATGACAGCGGGGCGCATTTGGTTGTGAAACTGCCTGACGGCGAAAGAAAAGTATACTGGAAAGGCGGCGGCAAGGCAGACAGCCACAAAGCAATCACAGGCATGAGCATCGGGAGTGTGTTCTTTTGCGAAATCAACCTATTGCACGACACAATGGTGCAGGAATGTTTCCGCAGGACATACGCCGCCAAAGACCGTTGGCACATTGCAGACCTCAACCCACCGTCCCCGGCTGACCCATGCATCAAGAACGTGCTGAATGTGCAGGACAGCCGTTTTTTACATTGGACTTGTGCCGACAACCCGGCATTGACCCCGGAGCGGCTGAAGGAAATCGAAGCGGCTTGCAAAAAGTCGCCGTTTTTATATAAACGCGATTGGCTTGGTGAACGTGTCATCCCGGAGGGCGTTATTTATTGGATGTTCAGCCCTGACAAGCACATAATCAACCGCATTCCTGACAACATGACGGCGGTTGAGGCGTTTGCGGCGGGTGACGGCGGCACGACAGACGCGACAAGCATCGGTTTTTATGTCGTATGCCATAACACGGTCGGTTTCATGCAGAGGCCGACCGAATACAGGCTTTACAGGGTCGGGAATTGGCGGTATGACGGCGGTCAAATGGCAATGAGCGACCAAGCGCGGCACATTGTCGGCGAGTTCCTGCCATATATGCGGCAGAAGTACGGCCTGAGGGAAAGCGGGATATATATCGACCCGGCTTGCAAGGCCCTGCGGCTTGAAATCGAAAAGCTTGGCCTGATGACGAGCGGAGCGGACAACAACGCCCACGATGTGAAGGGCGGCATAACGGGCCTAAGGGTCGGAGTTGAAATGACGCAGAGCGCAATCAATGACGGGCGGTTTTACTTGGTCGAGGATGAGCGATATGGCACAGAACCGTTCGTCAAAGAGGCCGGGTTATACTGCGCTGACGAAAAGGGCAATCCGGTTGACGCATACAATCACAGCATGGACGAAACCCGGTATGCAATGAATCATTTTTTGAAGTCATACGGGCTTTGGTAGGTGGTGACTATGCAGTTTTTAACTATGTTGAAGAAATGGGGGCGAAGGGCCTTGGACAGGACAGCAAGCGCAACGGGCATCGCCCGCGAATACAGAACCGTTTTTGATTTGGGCAATGTCCCGGCTTTCGGACAGTTTTACGATTTCGGCATATATATTTGGAAAGCGTTGTACAAGGGTTTCTATAAGCCTTGGCACATGATTCCCGCCGCGACCATCGCAAACCCGAAGCAGACCCGCGAACTGTACCGCATGAACGCGGCAAAGGCCGTTTGCGCCGAGATGGCGGGGCTTGTATGGGGCGAGGAGTGCGAAATCAATGTGTCGATTGATGGCAGGGAGTCGGATGACGAGAACCCCGACCCGCTGAACGAGTTTGTGCAGTCTGTTCTTTGCGCCAACGCTTTCCGGGAAAAGATGCAGGAGTCAATCGAAGAAGGGTGCGCCTTGGGCGGTTCTGCGCTGAAGGTGTGGCGCGATGTGCGTCACGATTCGAACGGCAACGAGGTCGAAGGGACTGACTGCGTCCGTATCGGGTATTCGATGGCTGACCAGTTTGTGCCGATTTCATGGGACAACGCACAGGTCAAAGAGGGCGTGTTCATCAGCCGGGTAGCGAAAGCCGGGTGGTATTATACGCGGCTTGAATGGCACACTTGGGACGGGATGACTTACACGGTCAAAAATGAGTTGTTCCGTTCTGAGATGCAGAAGGGCGCGAACGGTGACAGTCAGGACATTCTTGGCATTCGCGTCCCATTGGCAGAAATGTATCCGTTCTTGGAAGAGGAAACCATCATCCCGGTCGGTGATTCGCTGTTCTCGTACTGGCGCACACCAATCGCCAATAACCTTGACGATAACAGCCCGCTTGGCATGAGCGTGTACGGGAACGCCTTGGAAACGCTCCACGCTTTGGACATCTGTTATGACAGCTTTGTGCGCGAGTTCCGCTTGGGCAAGAAACGCATAATCGTCCCGGCGCGGGCGGTCAGAATGGTGGTTGACCCGCAGACCGGGGCAATGTGCCGTTATTTTGACGCAAATGACGAAGCATACGAGGCCCTTGCAAGCGATGACCCGAATGACCTCAAAGTGCAGGACAACAGCATCGAACTGCGGGTCGAAGAACACGTTGCCGCGCTCAACGCTTTCCTGTCCGTGCTGTGCTTGCAGTTGGGCTTTTCCGCTAACACGTTTAGCTTTTCGCAACACGAGGGTATGAAGACCGCGACCGAGGTGGTCAGCGAGAACAGCAAAACTTATAAAACCATTAAGACCATTCAGAACCAACTCAGGCCCGCCATCGAACACCTTGTGCGGAACATCATCGATGTGGCTGTCCTCTACGGCATGGAATGGGAAGGGCAGACGGTCGAAAGCCTTGCAGGGCGCGGCTATCATGTCAATATCGTGTTTGACGATGGCGTGACGCAGGACAGGCAGACCAATATCAACGAGGGCGTGATGCTTGTGGGTGCGGGACTGTTGAGCAAGTACACGTTCATGACGGACAAAAAGTATGGGCAAGGGCTGACCCCGGAACAGGCCGAGGAAGAACTGAAGCGCATCAGGGAGGAAGGAACGGGGAACAGCGTGGATGTTACCCGGCTGTTTGGCGGGGTGGAGTAAATGAGGCCGTCATTCCTTGACGATATGGCTTGGTCGATGGCAGAGGTTTACGGGGCTGTCACGGACAGGATATTGATAAACCTTGCCAAGTATTTCCCAATGATTTCGCAAGGCGGCGAAGTCCTTGACGATTTTAACTATCAGGCAAAGATGCTTGCCCAAATGGGACAGGTCAACAGGGAAACAATCGCCATTATTGCCCAAAGTTTGGGCGGGGCTGATGAAGCCTTGAAAGGTACAATCGAGGCGGCAATCATCGAGGCGTTGAAGAAGGAAGAACCGCAGTTGCGGAAAGCCGCAGAGGCGGGACTGCTCCGGGGCGCGGTGGAGGTTTCCCCGAACCAACTGCAAGCGTTTCGTGCGTATTATCAGCAAGCCGCCGACAAACTAAACCTTGTGAACACGGTTATGCTTGAAAGTACTCAGGCCGCTTACACGGCAACGGTGGCAGATGTAGCGCAACGCATACAGAGGTCACAAAGCTATCTGAACATCGCCGCCGGGGAAGTGGTCACGGGCGTTTCATCCTATAACAGCGCAATGCACGATGCCGTTCAGAAAATGGTCAAGAACGGCCTGACGGGCTTTATTGACCACGGCGGGCATCGGTGGAGTCCTGAGGCATATGTGGCGATGGACATTCGCACAACGCTGTTCAATACAAGCAGGGCGGCGATATGGGAGCGCAATCAGCAGTACGGCAATGACCTGTATCAGGTTTCGACCCACAACGGCGCGAGGCCGCTATGCTATCCTTGGCAGGGCAAAGTCATCAGCACCTCAGGCCGCACAGGGATGACGGAGGACTTGGACGGCAACAAGATAGCAATTCATGCCGAAAGTGAAATCGAGTCCTTCCGATATGGCGGCGGGCTGTTTGGAATCAACTGCGGTCATTATCCAATGACTTTTATTCCCGGCTTTTCCACGATTAAGGGCGAACCGCAAGACCCGGAAGAGAATGCGAAAACGTATGCGGAAAGCCAACAGCAGAGGGCATTGGAACGCAAACTGCGGGAAGAAAAGCGCGACCTTGAGGTGATGAAAGCACAGGGCGCAAGCCCGGAGGAAATCAAGGCACAGCGTGAACGGGTGCGGAACGCAGATGCGGACATTGACCAGTTCTGTCAGGATACTGGCAGGGCGCGGAGGAAAGACCGGGAGAAAGCACCCGTCCGGGCCGAGTGGCCTGATGCGGGCGGTAATGTAACCCGGTACAACGGCGGGTATATCGGAACGGATGTCGTGCCGCCGCCGAAAGGCCCGGTTACGACAATACCACAACCGACACCCACACCGCCGACACCTTCAACGCCTACGTCCACACCGCCCATTCCGATTCCTGTACCGCAAAATGTCGCCCCACAGGCGACACAGCAAACGCCGCGAATTGTTACAATAGCAGATGCACAAAACAAAGAGGAATTATTCGAAGCAGTTGCGAAAGAATATCCTGTGAGCATTTCGGATAATATTAAAAAATTAGACTTTGACATGACGAAACAGGCGTTCATAGGAATTAAAAAAGTAACTGACAATTACCCGGAAATCGGCAATAGTTTGAAAAATGTCATAACAATAGACCGTGGCGTTATGGCGTGTGGAGGTAACAGAATAAGCTTCAATCCCGAATACTTTGAGAAGCAAGGGAAATTGCAAAATTCAATCACTCGTTGCACAAACAACGGATGGTGGCCTAAAAACACAACAATATCATCACTTGGCACACACGAAGCCGCACACGCTATAGAATTTTACTTGGATATGAATAGCCCATCATATAGCAATTTTGCGGAGCGAATGATTGCATGGCGAGATTGCACGGAGGCAAAGGCTATCGTATCCGAGGCTTGCAAAGCTGTTAAAAACACGGAACACGGCAAAGGGATGTTAAACAAACAGCTTATCAAGGAAATATCTGAATATGCGACAAGCAACGCATCGGAGGCACTTGCGGAATCGTATGCAGATGTTTACATCAACGGCACTAACGCTTCACCTTTGGCGCAGAAAATAGTCGAACTAACAACAGAACGATACAAGCAATATGGAGGGACAGGCAATGGACATTAAACCGATTTGGTTTAAATATGCGACCTTCGGCGATGATGGTTTTGTAAATGGAATCCGGGACGATGCGCCTGATGAAATTAAAAGAGCATATGCCGAATATGAACAAGAAAAACAGCAAGAAGCAGAAAGCGAAATGCCGATAATGAAATACTAAGCGACCTGACAGGCCGCTTTTTTATTGAAAGGAAGTGCTGATATGGCTTGCGACCACAAACAGTTCAAATGCGTGAACAACCGATTTTTCTGCCTCAAGTGCGGCAAGGAAATCCCGAACCCGTATGAAGAGAAAAAGCCCCGGAAAAAGAAAGGAGAATAAAAAATGGCTTGGATGCTTGGCAAAGACGGCAAAATGATTTTTGTCGAACCCGGAACGCCCGTCTATGGAGAAATTCCCGCACCGCTTGCGATGAACATCGTGAACCCGCAGGACGGTCAGGCACTCGTGTATGACGGTGAAAAAGGCGAGTGGGTGAACGGCGAAGGCGGCGGTGGTGGTGGCGGCTCGTTTGACCCGACCATTACCAACCCGCAGGACGGTCAGGTGCTTGTGTATGACGGCACGGCAGGAAAATGGGTCAATGGTGCGGCAAGCGGCGGGGGAGCGTATATAATCACAACCCACTACGATTCAGAAACTTACGCTGTGGTGTTTGAAAAAACTTGGCAAGAAATATACAATGCAATGACTGCTAATAAAATATGTATAGCGAAAGTAATAAATGAAGATGAATCAGGTTATCCCGATGAAATTGGGTATACTTATATAACTCTCGCAACTGTTGGGGCAGAAGACCATAAATATTATCTTTTTGATAGCGCAGAACAGGCGTATGTAGCGGATACCGCAAACGATTATCCTGTGCAAAAGATAAATGATGAGTAAGAAGATTAATTAAGCCTCACAATCACGCCCGGCGGGGCGTTAAACTCGCATCGGCCTATCACTCTAACAGGCCGCAAAAAGGAGGAGTATGGGTAACATCATGACACGGGCGGCACTTGCTAAAATCATGGCAGACGAGGGACTGACCCCGGAACAGCGCACCGAACAGGTGATGAGTTTGTACGGTCGGGCCTTGGATGACGGATATATCAGTAAGACAGCCGCATCGACCGCGCAGGAAACTGCGCTTGCCAACGCGAGGGCCGAATGGGAGAAGAGCATACCGAAGCCTGACATTAAGGAATCGGACGAGTACAAGGCGTTGAAAGGCGAGTACGAGCAGTACAAGACCATGCAGACAGCCCGGAACTCTGACGATTACAAAGATGTCAAACCGAAGTTTTTCGAAACCGTTTACGGCATGATTTCGCGGGACGAGGGCGCGAAGCCCGTGAAAGAGCAGTTGGCGCAAATCCAACAGGATTATGAAGAGTATTTCGCGCCGAAACAACAGGAACAGCCGAAACCCGTGTTCGGCGCACCCACACAGGGCAGTATGCCCAAAGGTGACGAGGGCGCGGCAACGGCGTTTCAAAAAGCATGGGGATTCACCCGAAAATGAAAGGAGTAAAAACACATGGGATTTGTTCAGACTGATGTAAACTATGCCGCTGAGTATTCTCAGGCATTGGCACAGGCTTACCCTTATCTTAGCTATTTCGGCGCGATTTGGGCGAGCGAAAACAGCAACCGTTATCGTCCGGGCCTTGGCAAGACGATGTATATCCCCACCGTCACCACGAGCGGGGCGCACGATGTGAACCGCAACGCCATCAACGGCAATTTCAGCCGCAACTGGAACAACGAGTGGCAAGCCGTTGAATTGCAGATGGACAGGGAATGGGACACCCTGATTGACCCGATGGACATCACGGAAACGGGCGATGTCGCGACCATCGCGAACGTGACCCGCGCTTTCGTGGCTCTACAGAAAGTGCCCGAAATGGACGCTTTCCTTGCCGCTAAACTGGCGGGCTTTGCCGGGGCTTATGGCGGCGTAAGCACCACCTCCCTCGATGCCTCGAACATCCTTGGACAGTGGGACAACGCCCTTGAGTACATGACCAATCAGCGTGTAAACCGTGACCGCCTTGTGGCTTACATGACTCCGGGTACTTACAAACTGCTGAAACAGGCCACCGGGCTGACCCGGTTCATCGAAGTGACCAACGGCATCCGCGATGTTGACCGCAATGTGGCTCGTCTTGACGGCGTACAGGTTGTTGAAGTACCTGCCGACATGATGAAGACCGCATACGATTTCACCGAAGGTTGGGCCATTGGCGCGGGTGCGGCGCAGATTAATTTCCTGCTTGTTGACCCGATGGCGGTTGCCGCTCCCATCAAGTACGAAACCGCTATGATGAGCGCACCCACCGCGCAGAGTAAGGGCAAATACCTGTATTATGAACGGTATTATTACGGTGCATTCGTTCTGAATCAGCGTCAGGCGGGCGTTTATGCCAACCTTGCCGCCGCTCCCTCTGTCGGGACTGTCACCGTGACCTCTACCGCCGGGACTGCCTCCGGTAGCACCGTTATCAACGCCGAGGGCTATGGCATCGGACAGAACGGCGAACTGAACGAAGGTCTGAAACTGGTTTACACGGCGGGCAACAACGCCGCCACCACGCTGACCTATGGTGCTGTGCCTGATGCCACCAAGACTTGGGTCGAGGCCGCCTCCGTGCCGTTCACCCTGACCTCTCAGACTGCTAACAAGCACATCACGGTCGCCATCGTTAACAAGCAGACCGGGTATGTGGTCGCGGGCGGCGACACCACCGAAGTTGTAGGAGCGTAAGACTATGAGCGCGGTTGTGACCTATGAATATTATTCGGAGGTTTACATGGGGAATGAGGCCACAGCGGCCTCGTTCCCTGCGCTCTGCGCCCGCGCTTCTGATGTCGTGGGCGCAATGACGCGATGGGTGGACATCACCCAATACCCGGAACACATTCAGACGCTTTACAAGAAAGCCATTTGCGCGGAAGTGGATTATTTTGCCGTCAACGGCCTCGATTCCGTTGCGGGAGGCAATGACCGGGGTTTTACCGTTGGGAAGGTTTCTGTAAACAATCGGAGCGTAACAGAAACGATGCACAGAGGCGCATTGAGCGGTGACATTTCGCCGCTTGTGCTGATGTATCTTGAACAAACGGGACTGATGAACCCGGCTGTGCCTGTTGCGTTTGCAGAACCGAGGTGGTGAAATGCTTCGGCCTATTCCGTCAAAAATCCTCAGAAGCACGGCAGAAGTAAAGGTTTGCACCGGGACGGACATTTATCAGAATCAATCATATGCAACGTATACCGTTAATCATGTCCACATTCAACCGACATCGCGTATCGTAAAAAGCACGGACAACACAGACCAACAGTTGAATAGCATCCTGTTTGTCGATGTGCGGCACTCAAGTCCTGCGCTTGACTGGCGGGCGTTGCTCCAACAGGCGCACGATAACGGTGGTGATATGCGGGTGACCGTGCGCGGCATCCAGTATACTGTCGTTTCATGCGATGGTCTGAGGGATGATACTGACAATCTCCATCATTGGGAAGTGGGGCTGTACTGATGGCAACGATTATCAATATCAACAAAGGCGCGATAGAGGCAAAAATCAGCAGGACATTCAAAAGCGTATTGCCGCAGTTGACGGAACTTGTGCTTGCGGACTGTAATGAATATTGTAAACGTGCGGACGGTGCATTGATTGCATCAAGCCTGATTCATACGCGATTTGATGACGGTATAATGATTTGGCAAACGCCGTATGCACGGCGGCAGTATTGGGAAATACAGACCGCACACACGGACAAGAACCCTCGCGCAACATGGAAATGGGTACACGTTGCGAAATCAAAAAACATGGAGAAATGGACAAGGCAAGCGGCGAAACTGATGGGGGCGAGTAAATGAGCAACAGCGTTATCGGGCAAGTGGTGGAGCAAGTCATTCAGATGGCGATGACCACCGAACCCTTTGCAAGCATCACACGGGGAGCGTTGCCGACAGGAGAAGGAATTGTGTGTGAAGTCGGGCCAACGATGCCGCCTGATGTATATCTTGACAAAAACGCATATTTTCCGCTCGATATCACTTTCAACGCAAAGCACCCAAATCTCCAAACGCTTAACGATACGCTCTGCAATATCCATTCATATCTGACACGGCTGAAGGTCTATCCTGATTCCGATGGTTGGCAGATAGTGGACATCACAAACGAAACCATGCCGCAAATCATCGGCAGAGAAGAAAACAACGAATGGCTTATGTCCTCAAGCGTTATCGTTAAATTCTATCAGAAAGGAGATTAACCAATGGCGTTCAATCCCGTATGGGCCAATGAGATTTACATCGGCACGAGCGCAACAACTGCAACCCCGCCTGTTTGGACTTATGCCAAATTGTGCAAGGGTATCGAATCGATGACCTTCAACAGCGGTGAGCAGAATCAGCAATATTTCTTCTTGTGCGGCAATGGTTACGCACATAACGAAACGACTGGTTCAGCGGCAAGCATTGAAATTTCCGGGCGGCGCATCGCAGGAGATACCGCGCAGGATTTCATCGCATCCAAACAGTTCGCGCTTGGTACTGACCGCAACACGAGCGTCAAAATCATTGCAGAGGGAAAGCAAATTATCTGCGATGCCACCATCGGCAACGTTGTCAGCTTTGGCGGCAATACCTTGGATGTAAACAATTTCTCTTGTACGATTTATTTCAATGGTCAGCCGACTGTTACGGACGCGACTTAATAAGACAAGCCGGGGAAGGTTTCCCTTCCCCGGCATTTTTAAAGGAAGGGATTCCATGCGTAAAACATATTCTTTGCACAGGGTGCGCGATTCCGTCACCATACGCGAGGGAAACGAAAAAATAATCCTGACGGTGGATGATGACGCGAACTCGCTTGCATTAAGGATAATGTCGGTCACGGCAGAGATAGACACGGCGGGCAAGGATGCGAAAAAGCTTGAAGATGCGGCATTGCGTTTTGCTACCGTAATATTCGGAGAGGAGCAAATGGGAAAACTGCTCGACTTTTACCGAGGTAATAAATTGTCGGTGCTTGAAATCAGTTCGGCATATTTCCGTGACAGACTTGGTAAGCTGATTACAAAACAGCAGAAGCGTGCAAAATGAAACTGCACGAACCTCTTCCGAGCGGCGTGACTGTAAACGGCAGATTTTACCGGGCCGACCTTGATTTCCGCAATGTTTTGCGAATGATGGAAACGCTCGAACGGAAAGACTTGCTCCCGGATGCAAAGATATATCTTGCACTTAGGTGTGTAATGAAAAGACCGCCGAAGCACGGGTCGCAAGTGCTTGCCGCGCTTATTCAACTGACCGCGCCTGATGTCAAAACAACAAAAGAGCGCACTTTGGATTTCGCGCAAGATGCCGACCTGATACGAGCGGCATTTTTGCAGTCATATCATATAGACCTTTGGACAGAGAATGTGCATTGGTTTAAATTTATATCTTTGCTTCGCTGTCTGCCTGATGGGAGTAGATTGTCGAATATCGTATCGATACGGACGCGGCCCATCCCACCGCCGTCCAAATACAACGAGAAAGAACGCGAATGGCTTATTCGCGCAAAATCGGAGTACGGAATAAAAACAACAGAAGAGGAACGGCAGGAGAGATTCGAGGCAAGTCTGCACGATGTTGCCTTGGGACTGCTTGCATTTGCGAAGAAAGGGGGCGGTACTGATGCCGAATGATGCCGAGGTACGAGTACCGATAACAGGCGATAACGGCCCATTAAAGGCGGCACTTGCAGACACGACAAACTCCATTAAGGCAGAGTCCGCGAAGTGGGACAAAGATATCGATGATTCATCGGGCAATATATCGGGAAGTCTTATCGGCGCATTTACCGCCGTAACCGCATCAGCGGCATTTCTTAAAATCGGGCGAATGCTTGCAGATTTCGGGTTGCAATCTGTTGCAGTTGCTTCAGACCTTGAAGAGGTTCAGAACGTTGTCGATGTCACATTTGGCGAAGAAGGTTCTGCAACTGTCGAAGCGTGGGCCAAACGTGCAACAAGTGCGTTCGGATTAACAGAACTGCAAGCGAAACAATATGCGTCAACAATGGGCGCGATGATGAAATCAAACGGCCTTGCGAAGGAAGAAGTGCTTGAAATGAGCATGGACTTGGCAGGGCTTGCCGCAGACATGGCATCATTCTACAATATGCCGTTCGATGAGGCGTTCAACAAAATACAGTCAGGCATGGCGGGAATAACGATGCCGCTTCGCCAACTTGGTATTGATATGACCGAGGGCGCGGTCGGGGCATATGCGCTTGCAAATGGTTTTGAAACTGCGTATTCAAATATGAGCGAGGCTGAACAGATGCTTGTCAGGTATCAATACCTGATGAGCGTGACCGCAGACGCACAAGGCGATTTTACGCGAACATCCGACAGTTACGCAAACAGTCAACGCCGCGTTGCGACCGGGTTTGAAACGCTTAAAGCGCAAATTGGCGAAATGCTTCTGCCGATGGCAACAGAGATTTCAAACGCGGTCGCGGATTTGCTTGGCATTTTGACATATCAGCCGCCTGATACGATGTTTGATGTCGCCGAGGAATCAATGTCGGATGCGGTCGAAACAGCGACACAGGCGCAGGGAATACTTGGGTATATGCAACAGTTATACGAAAAGTATGGCGAGGTCGCGGAAAGCACGGAAGAATGGGCGACTGCTCTTGAATCGCTGAAGAAGGTCATGCCTGAGGTGAATCAATTCATCGACTCCGAAACTGGTGCATTGACGGCAACAAATGAGCAATTGCGCGAATACATCGAGAACAGGAAACAGGCCGCAATCGAGGGCGCGAAACAGTCCGCACTTGCGGGGCTTTCCGACCAATATGTTCAAGCGAATCAGGACTATTATACTGCTGAGATTCGCCGCGACATGGCGCAAGCACAGGCAAATGAGGCATGGAGTGCGCTCGTCAGTTATATTAGAAGCAAGCCCGGTCAAGGTGACTACACAGGCGAAGGCGCAAGTCTGAAACAGCTTGAAACAGCCGCGTATAGCCTTGCCAACGAATACGGTGATTCAAAATCCACCATTCGCGACCTTGTTGCGATTTACAAGGAGCAGACAAAAGAGGCAGACACACAGGCGAAAAAGATGGAGGAACTGTCAAACACGATAGACAGCGCAAAATCTGCGCTCGATATCGCATCACAGGCACTTGACAGGATGAGTTCTGCCGCCCAAAGCGCGAACAGCGCACTTTCAAGCATACAAGCCCCGTCCGTTAATATGTCGAGCGGACAATACTATAACTGGAAATACATGAATGGAAGTCATGCAGGAGGCTTGGACTTTGTGCCGTTTGATGGATATATCGCGCAACTCCATCAGGGAGAGGCCGTGCTGAAAGCCGATGATGCGGCGCGGTGGAGGAGCGGTCAGGGCGAAACGGTACAGGTGCATACAACACTCATGCTTGACGGCAGGGCGGTAGGCGAATCGATAAGCGTTCATCAGGCTGAGGCTTTGACAAGCTTGGAACGGAGCGGTGTCATATGATTATATTTAACGATGTAAAGCTTTCCAATGTTGCCCCGGTGCGTGTTGTCGATATTGATGTTTCGCCCATCATGCTGAGTCCAGTTATCGGGCAGAGGCCCGTTAAGTTTGGCGCGGATTTTGTCAGGATGAGCGGAGGGACGAGAAATATCACAATAATGCTTGCCCTGCTGACGAACGACACGAACATCAGGCAGAAACAGATGATGGATGTTATCGGGTGGGCGAGGACGGACACAGAAGGTAAATTGGAATTGCCCGGATATTCCGGGTTTTATCTGCAATGCATCTGTACTCGACTGCCTCAGATAAGTGTTCGCAAATGGTGGGACGGCGGTATGACGCTTACCTTTACCTGTTTTGATAATCCGTATTGGACAAGCACAAACGAGCGAACGGGAACGTGCGGCAGTTTGATTTCCGTTACAGGCAACGCACATGACGGGCCGCTGATGCGTATAGAACGAACGTTATCGAGCGCGGCAAGCAATCAAACATATTCCATCAGCGGCGGCGAGAGCATGACCTTTTCAACAATCCCGGCGGGTGATTTGTTCATCGACCTCAATCGTCAGACGGCGGTTGTTGGGAATACGAATATCATGCAGTATTTCGCATTTAACAGCGATTTTCTTAAACCTCGCAACGGGAGTTATACGATAAACGGAACAGGCACGATTAAGTGGCATGAGAGGTACGAGTGATGCAGTTTATTTTCTTCAATCAGGCCGGGAAACCTGTTTTTGTCAGGGATGACGCTGAACAGGCATCGTGGTCTGTCGATGAAATGGCCTTGAATGCCGTTTTCCCGTATGATAGGCAAAAAGTTGTCGAACGCGGGATGCGTGTCGGCTTTGAGGACGAAATAAACATCCTTCAGCCGTTTGAAGTGCGAAAGGTAGAAATCATCGAACCTGACCATTATCAGCGAATAACCTGTGAACATATTGCCATCAGCGAACTGACCGATTGCCATATGGAGGCGCAGGAACTCAACAACGTGACCGCACAAGCCGCGCTTGCTGGCATCCTGACCGGGACGGGATGGAGCATCGGCACGGTAACATCGAGCGGCACAAGTTCCGGGAACTTGAATATTGGTTCTGTATGGCAGAATGTTCGGGCTATCGAAGAGAACTGGAACGTGTTCATCACGCCCCGTGTGACATTCAATACGGCAGGAATAACCGGGAAGTATCTCGACATCGCTCCCGCGAATGGTACATGGCGCGGCATCCTCCTGACGCTTGACCGCAATGCAAACGATTTGGGCGTGACGATTGACGATACAGATGTTAAAACGGCTTTGTACGGATACGGCGCATCAGCGGACGGCATACCGCTAAAGTTCGGTTCTGTTGCGTGGACAACGACAAGCGAACACCCTGCAAAACCCTTGGGTCAGACATATATCGAAGACCCGGCGGCAACTGCGGCATATGGCAGAAACGGCGCGAAGCGGTTCGGGTTTTATCAAAACAGCGACATCACCGACCCGAATATCTTGCTTCAAAAGACATGGGAAACCCTACAGACCACGAACGCCCCAAAGGTCACGGTCAATTGCACAGTCAAAGACTTATACCGTTTGGGCTATAATGACCAACCGATACGACTGCATGACAAAGCGCGGGTCGTTATCAAGGACACAAATACGCGATTGGAACTTGATATTGTTCGGCTGTCCGTTGACTTGCTAAATCCAACAATGACACGCCCAACAATCGGCGCATATATTCCAAACATCGTATACATACAGCGGCAGACGGCCCAATATGCAACAGGCGGTGCGGCAAGCACAACATCAGGCAGACGCGGAGGCGGTGGCGGCGGTCGGTCGGCATTGCAAAACGAACTTGAAGAGTTTGAAACGCAAATAGTCGCAAATAAATACGAAATCGGACTGCGGGCGTTTCAGCGAGATTTAAGCGATACTGACGGCAGACTGCTTAAGGCATACGCGGCGATTGGCATATCGAGTGACAATATTGAGCAAATCGTTACAGGTTCGGGCGTTGTTCTTGACGATGATGGGCATATTATTACGGACGAGAACGGCAACCCGATATTTGTCCCCGGCGCGAACCCGATGTATACCAAGCTGAACCAAACCGCCGAAGAAGTTTCATCTGTCGCGGCTAAGAGCGGCGTTAACTCCTTGGGGCAGGGCGAAACCCTGTACAGTAAAATATCACAGACAGCCGAGGCAATTACCTCAGAAGTGACCCGCGCCACAAACGCCGAAAGCAGTATGTCGAGCCGTATCACACAGACGGCAAGCGAAATTTCTTCAGAGGTCACGAACCGACAGAACGCGGACAACCAACTGTCGAGCAGAATCACGCAGAACGCCAACAGCATCAGTCTTGTGGTCAGCGATGGTGGCATAAAAGCGGCCTCGATTGTTACGGCTATTAATAACGCAGGGTCAAGCGTGACAATCAGCGCGGACAAAGTGGACATTAACGGATATCTCCGGGCGCATACAGTACAAGTTGACGGCCTGTCATCCACAAAAAACATCGCGTCACAGGGGTGGGTTATTGCGGGCAGTTATGTCAATGCCGGGAGCGATGTGCAGATAGGCGGCAACAGCCTTAAAGCGGCTATCGTGTCATTTGGCACAGCCACCGAAAGCGGCGGCCAAATCACCATCCCGACAACAACTGTTGTCAACACGCAAGGCCCGCCGATAAATTTTAATATTGCCGACACGCAGTTTTACAAAAACGCGGCGGTGTCCACCGTGTCGGTCAGCTTAACAGGGACACCGGGCGAAAATTCCGGGCATTACTATCAGGGCGGCACGGCCTCGTTGCGGACGATTGGCGGCTCGACAATTTCCAAGAACGTAAGCGGCATTATTGTTGATTCCGCTGTTGACTATGGTCGGAGTCTGATGGGCGTTAGAGTAAGCGGCGCGACCGTTCAGCGGTATCAGACGAGCAAGACAAGCGTGACCATTAGCACAGACGCATCAGTCCATTACAATTCAACCACCCACAAATACACGGCGATGTCGTTGGCATATGCTGACGGGGTAGCAATGACCGGGACTGAAGACACATCTGCACCGAGCGGCACAGAGGCGTATGAAGCGGGCGTGACCAAGGGCCATTCCGACCGCAATATCAAGGCTTCGGCGTTCACCGTTGGGAACATCACCGACTATCCGAGCGTTGGCAGGGTAACGTTTAACATCACCGCGACTGCTGACGATGGTACGACATACACAAGCGCATATCAGTCGATTTCG